GAACGACTTCTTTTCCTAAACATAGTGTTTACATACATAACAAAAAAAATCTTATTAACACCCATGGGGCTGGGGTCCCATGGACGGGTCTCACATCCCCCGGGGGCACGGTAGGGTAGCACGCCAGGTAGCACCTGCCAACAATACCTTCGTTGTAGGCGCGAAGCGCCGGGGTGCACAAACAAAAAATGAGCCATAAGATCCAAATGATCCAAGCTCGTAATAAAAAAATTAGAGGAACATTATTACAGCGAAGCGCCTTCCTCTAATTTCTCGGGAATAACTAATCGTTCATATTGTCCCGCAAAATGTTCGGCTAACCATTTCTTTTCATCAACGACCTTATGCTCTTTCGGTAGCATCAGTCGGACCAATTCATTATCCATCACATAATATAACTCCCAGCGATCCACACTCAATAAATGCAGATCAGGCCATTTGTTAGTGAATACGAAGACGTGTGGTTCCATAAATCTCAATTCCTTGTAAGTATATCGCTTATCATAGGCGAAACCATCCTTTATCTTCTCAATACCGGCATACAGCCCACCTAACTTGTCTTTAGGAGTACATTTGGGCATATCCATCAGGAAGCAATTATGCGCACCCACGTTGAACACGGCTTGCATCAAGTCCTCCATATTGTTCATAGGAGTTAGGCACTTAGCTAAATCTTTGTACTCCAGGTAGTCACAAATCGTAGACTTTCCATTGCACCCGACTGGGTCAATTATACACACCACGGTCCTAGAATCGGGATCCTTCTTCACCATCTTCACAAGCTGCTTTTGCCACGGGTAGGCATCGTTCGCAAGGAACGTCTGTAGCTTCCGATTCAGAAACTTCACAGTAGCCTTCTTGTCCACATCCTTCCAAGGGCCGGATAGACGGGTATCCCCCTTCATTACATAACTGAAGTCCCCTTTCGCGAAGCATGGATTCGATGTCGTCGTCAAATGAACCCCTGGATGAGGGAGAGCCGAATTCCATATCGCTCCAATCTCCTTCTCCCGCCTCTTCTTGATTAGCGTACACCTCCCTTGAAAATGGAGATACCCAGTGTCGCTTTTCTCTAGTTGGAACACCCACTGCTTGCAATATTCCCCCATCAAGTCCTTGATCATATCCTCCGTGAACTCGAAACCGTCCTTGTGGAACTGCGGGATCGTGAAATCGAACCGCGCGCATTGTGTTTGAGTCATCGTTGTCTGAGAACATAGTGTTTTATATACTCAGAGTTGAGGTTTCTTAACTCATTTCAGGAATCCGTTTCCGGAACATGCTAGCATAGTAGGTAAAGTTGAGCTTCAAATCATAGGTACCAGTGTCACTCGAATTGAATGGGTTATAGACCATAACATTCATCAATGGCGTTGTTTGTGGGTTCAAACCAACGAACGCCTCAAAGTTCTGATCGGTATTATATTCTTTCTTTGATACACCGAGCAACCTATTTATGTGCCAGAAGCCACTCAGCGTCTGACGCTTAGACGTACCAGGCTTCCTACATAGCACCTTATGTTTCGCCTTAGCCACTTCACCAATGATATTCAAATTTGTACCCGGTAATGCGGTAGTGGGATCTGGACTAGGCCACATCGCACAAAACAGGTCTCTATCACCAATAGCACCTGCACTCAGGTCTTGAGTAGCATTGAAGAATTCAAACGTCATTTTCACACCAAAGACCCTGTACTTCTGAAAGAACACGGAATACTGGTCATATCCGTAAGGTTGATGCTGACCAGGATTAGTCACAGTAGCATTCGGGTCATACAAACTATTCATCCTCCACTGCCTAGTTGTCTGCGGCGTAGCATTCAACGCAAACCCTTGAATCATATTCTGATACTTGAACGCTACAATCGTATAATCAGGCAGTGTACGCCGAACACTAGACACCCTACGCCTAGGCTTGCGCACAGCACGACGCACGCGGCGGTACGAGGATCTACGCCGCTTTGCATACGGAGTACGACGCCGGGAGTACGAACGACTTCTTTTCCTAAACATAGTGTTTACATACATAACAAAAAAAATCTTATTAACACCCATGGGGCTGGGGTCCCATGGACGGGTCTCACATCCC